TATAACTCCTAAGTCTGCACCCTGAGTTCCGGGCATACCTTCTGTTGCATCTACAAAACGTGCTTCTTTTAATTTTGCTTCATACAGACTATACATACTTGCAACTAAACTGTTACTGTTTGTAATACTATAACAAGTATCTGCTGCTAATCTTGCAGAAATGGTTTCCATTAATAATGTATCGTATTCATTGGGATCGGTTATTCTTGCTATGTATTTTATCTTCATAGTTTCTTCATCGCTTACGATTGTTCTTCCCTCTACCTTGTAATCAATGTCTAGTTTTTCTAAACGCAAAACTCGTAAACTAAAAGGATCAGTAGGTAAGTTATACGCATACTCATATCCCCATGTAGGAGCTGTAGTGTTTCTTGCTAAAGATGCTCTACGCACTAAACAGTTCCAAGGATGAGAACGAAAAACTGCATCTCGTACAAACTCGTAACGCTGGTTCATAATTCTTGCTGCAACACTATCCTCTGTTAATGAGTTAATGTTAGATGCACCTATCATGTTAAGTGCTGAGTTTGCTATATCTACTTCTGATGCCATAATAAATTCCTTGTAAGGAAAGGGAAGTGCTAACGCAACTCCCCTTTCATGTTACCTATTAATCAACAACGTATGTGATGACAAAAGATAGGTCTCCTGCTGTATCTCCAGCAGCATCAAACTTTAGACCGATATAATAATATCCACCCGGATCTGATGACTGGCCAGCATCTTGCCAAACCTTTTGCCCCATAGTGTTAATATTTCTTGCTTCAAAAGCAACCTCTGTACCTGTGGTAACCGCAGCTCTTAGATCGGTAATCGCTGAAGCATAAGCATCATCATCGACAGCGGTAACTGTGCTTGAGTCTGCATTATACAATCCTACATCGGTAGTATTGGTTGATCCTGAATCAAGATCGTCATTGAAAAGCTTGATACTAACAACAGAAGCATTAGTAGGAATAGGTGCAAGCATAACTGTATCAGTTGCACTTAAATCCCCTGCTGCTAAAGCAATAGTACCTTGAGCAATTCTCATAACTCCACCTAACTGAGAAGAGGAGCTTTTGACAATAGGACTAGCTTCAAAGTTAGAAACTAGTGTTTGATTTACATTAGCCATAATTTACCTCCTATTCTGTGCAGGCTATCTCTACTACTTTTTCTTCTTCCATACGAGTTGCCCCGATGTCCATACAGTAATAGATTTGTGTGGAATACGATTTGTCTGATCTCTCATCTATACGACCAGTAACATCTTTACCTACAGCTAGTTTAATGCCATCTCCGGCAAAAGCGATAACTTGTCTGTTACCATCACTATCTGTGTTCAGTCTGTTACTTACGATAAACTTGAAACCAACAAATGTATCTACTTCACCTTGTACCAAAGCTCTGACTGTATTAAAGTCTGCTGAAGTAACAGAGGTGATGTTTAATAAATCTTCAATCTGCTCAGGTGATACAATAATGAATCTCTGAATTGAAGGGTCTACGCTATTTTGATCTAGTATCTTTTTAGCAGACACTAGTTTAGCCTGAGTTAATCCTGCACTTCCATGAGCGATCTTTTGCCCTGCTGGTAATGCTGTGGATGTGCTTCCGGTCTTGCCTGTACTAGCAGTACCTAAAGCTGCTGAGATCACGACATCGTCAATACTTCTGCCCATAGCCATTGCTGCTGCTCTAGCATAGGAACTCGTAGGATCTACAAGTAATCTGATTTTATCGGGATCATCAATTAAATCTGCATACTCATAGGTTGACATTGTAACCATTCTTCTTGCGTGTGGTGTTTCCATCAATGGAGTATCACCATGACGGGAAGTTCTTACCTGTGCTACAGCAGAACCTACCTGATCGAAAAAAGCTTTCTCACCAGTAACAGTTTCCACATCAACTGCTTCTCTTAGTAGAGAACCCATTTGTTGACTTAACATGGTTATATTACTGCTAAACTGGTTTACAAAAGCTGTAGTAATTTGCGTACTCATAACGCTCTCCTTGTAAAAAAGTTAATAATATTAAGAAAACAAATTGCTACCCTGCTTTCGCAGGACACTTCTATATTTAAGGTTAATCACCTTTAGCTGTCGGAGCTACCGGTAAGGGCTTTCGCTTATCTTACTTTACGTTCTTCTGTAAATTCTATTCCTCTTCTGGGTGCATATACTCCATAAGCTCCTGTACTTGCTGTACAGTTCTCATGTGATCTGGATGCTTTTTATCCCAGTAGGGGCCGCCATCACGAGGGTCTCCTCGCAAGGCTGCAATCTCTTTTTCTGCATCAGCAGGAGTATACTGCTGTGCTTCTTTCCCGCCAATCATTTTATCTTCTCCTAACTTTCCTGTTATGTAAGAACCAATGTTGGCTAGTGTTTTTATAAATACAGGATCATTTCCTAATGGCAATCCTTCCTGTGTAACGAGTTGGTCAAAATCTTTTGGTGCAAACTCTGCAAGCACATTTCTTGCTTCCTTCATTTTATTATCATACGCTTTGCCCCATTCTTTTTTCAACGCAAGCTCTGCTTCTCCTTTGATGATCTCTACATCTTCTGGAGACGGGGGAGCATTTGCAGCTTTTAGTTCTGCTTCTTTGCTCATGTATTCTTGAAAGATTGTGTTTGCTTGTCTATCATTTAGTCCTGCTTTATGTGCAAGACCTCTGTACCAAGCATCTATATCTTTATCTACCTTAGCTCCTTCTTTGAGTTCTAGTTTATACCCATCAGCATTTTCTGGTCTACCTAACTTTGAATAGACATTTGACCAATCATCATCATTTGCCCACTTGCCGGGTATTGCTAGCTTGTCTGCTCCTATCATGCTTTGTGCATGGATCGCAGTCTTTGCTAAGGACTCAATACTATTTGCATTGTGTATTAATTGATTATCTCTTATATCTTCTGGTAAACTTGCTTTCCAATCTTCAGACGGAGCCTGCCCAGTTTCCACCGGAGCTTCCGCTACCTGTTGTTCTTCAGCCATGTGTTATTCTCCTTTGTTAATGTTATCAGATATTTCTACGTTGCCATTCGCCCATGACAAAGTAATAGCTCCTTGATTACCGGCATCTTCTTTTTTATCTCTGATCCCGTAAGGTTGTATTCTTGCTAATGTCCATTTTAAGGTATCTACTTCTAATCTTCTACGCTGCACTTCTGCATTCATGAACCTTGCATCCATTCCATCAGGTAGTGGGCTAGTTGCTAGTTCCGCTAGATGATCGCTATACCATTCTGCTTGTAATATTCTTCCCCTTCTATATATTTCCCATAACTCTTCATCCTTTTGAACGGAGCGGGTAATCGTTCTGTATGAAGGAAGATCGGGGTATTGTTTGCATATTTTTACAAGACTTTTACCCGCAGCCATTTCTTCTGCTATTTTTTCCATTATCTTTTTTGTAACTTTTTTCATTTTTCTTTTGCTTTTTCATCTAATGGTTGAAAGTCATTTAGTTGTCTAAATATAAAAAACAAGACACTTCTTGCTCCCTGATTATATGCAGTCGTGTCTGTCTCTCCTCGTACAAAAGTATCTCTATCATAGAAACGCTCTCGTAAATCCTGTAACACTCGCTCTCCTTCTTTGGAGGTAAATACTAATCTATAATCATCATTGGTCATCATTGTAGTGCTTTCAATGCAGGAGCAGCTTTACCTGCGGCTTCTGCTGTTTGTAGAGCTTCTTGTTGCTCTGCCATTTGTTGTTGCTGTTGTTGTCTTGCTTGCCTTTCTTCTGCAACCTGTTCATCGCTTTTGATTGTTGATGCAGGTACACCTAATATTCTAATAATATACTTTGCTAATCCATCCATATCCACATAATCAAACACAGTAGGATTAACTTGTGATAATGGAGCAAGCATCTCAAACAATCGCATTGCAGATTGTACATCGCCAAATCTTTGAGCTTTTGCTAATGGTGATATATATTCTATCTCAACATCATTGTTTTGTAAAAACTCAGGAGCAGTAGCAAACTTCTTATCACGCACTAATACATTATAACAACGCTCTATCAAAGGTTGTAGCATCTCTGCTTGTAATCTTCCCAAGACTGGGCCAAGTAATCGCATCTTCTCTTCTGTTCTCTGTATCACTTCGGTAGCAGTCATTTGTGGGCCTTGCGATAAAATTAACTGATCAACATAAAATGCAGATCGGATCGCATTCCTTCTTTGCTCTTCCATATTCAAGCCAAGTGAATTATTTGCTCCTATATTTAAAGGCTCAATCCTATCTCTGGTGCCAGAACGATAGTAATTCAATCCACCCGGCACAGTTCTTATTGGCATCATAAACCCATCATCAGGGAGCATCAGAGGAGGATCTACTTGCTTTTGTGCAGAGCGGATTGTTACCTCAGCCATCTTGTTAAGCATCTTTGTGTCTGCTAATGCAGTCATAGCTGGAGATCGGCCATAACCACGCTCAAAAGAAGCTTTGAGGAATCTTGGACACACATAAGGTAGTTCATCATATCCCCCTTCCGATATAGTTTTTTTATCGTGTGGATCTATATACACACTAGCAAATGGTTTATTTAATGTATCTAACTGTGTTACGTCATACGCTTCTCTTGGAAATACAGCGTGCAATAATTCTACTTCTTTGTATGGCTCCATCCTTGCCATATTCTGTAATCTTGGAGGTAGGTTGTCATTACCAAACATCGTTCTCATTGCAATACAGGTCATCTTAAATTTTCTATATACTGTATCTACTCTACCTTCTGCATCTTCGGCTAGGTAACATTCGGCTATATGCCTTGTGCTAAAACGTAAATCGCTTTGCTCATCCTTTTCTATACTCATCACTCCTGTGCCAAACACCACTAAGTCTGAATATAATTCGTGGACTGCTTCTGCAAAATTAGAGTC